TTATTTCAGATGGTCCAACGTATTTGTATCCATAGTCCTCCATCCATTTTATATGTCTTTTTCTAACACATGTAGATAAATGTTTTATACGTGTATCACCAGATATCCATCGTTTGTAATAATGGTTGACCATCTTCTTTCCAATACCACGACCCTTCAGCTCATTCTTAACACACTGAGAGTGAACCATAAGTGTATCACCATTAGGGTCATGGATTTGTCTCATCTTGGCAAACGTTACATCAGTACCTTTCATAAGACCACCATAGATGAACCCAACGATTTCACCACTCCAGTAGTTTCTTACAACAAGTGATAGTTCTGGACAATTATCAACTATGAATTTTTTAAATAAAACAGAAGACTTCTCTTCCAATGAATTATATGATTCAGATTCAATAACATCTATTACATCAATATCATTTTCAGTCATGTAAGAATATGAATAACATTGTACATGAATGAGAATAAACAAAATGAGAATTAAGATAATAAATATCATATATAGTACATACTTATTTTAATACAGACGGACACCACACATATCACATAAATCGGCCCAATCACCAAATATATGCTCACCTATAGTAATGCGATGCGTGTCTGTTATAAAACAATACACACTCGAATCAACGATGTCGGTCAATGTTGCCACTTTTGATTTACTCACATTAATAAGTTTACCATCTTCCTCAATAAGATGAGTTCCTGTAACGTATATATCTTTATCAAGCTCTTGGCTGAAAATCTTATAATATGGAGCCTTGTCCTTATTAGATATATGCAAAGTAGAAATCACCTCACTACCATCTGAAAGTGTATCCCCAATCTTGACGTCTTTGAAACATAAAACGCGTCCATCACACAAACTAATACATGTATCACCCGAAAAACATGCCCCACACGGTCCACCATGAATACCGGGTGGACAGTAATCTCTATCTCTACGTTTCCAATGAACTTCAGTCCATCGTTCAGAGCCATGTGATGCTTCACATGCCACCCCGTCTCCAAGTTGATTCACGCCTACGTTGTATATCTGTTTTTTACGTAAATAACAGTAACATTTCCCATCAGCTCCATTATAAGCTGGTGGAGTAGTTGGGTCATCTGACCAGCTGCCGGTGCAATTCTGTGGACAATCGTGGGTGTTACAGTCGTACTCAGCTGTCAGTTTACCACAAGGTGCACCACCATCTTTACCTCTAGCTCTATCAATACCCCTCACCTCGGTGCGTTTCCCTCCACCAGGTGCACCCCCTGGGTATGTCATACCAGGTGCCATATTAGAGGTATTACATGCCGCGCTACACGTATTAGCACCAGTAAAGTCCTCCATGTATAATGTTTCACCACTCTCAGTCGTACCTAACTTTGTAGTCCATGGCTCCATAAGACAATCTTGTATATCTGGTTCATCGGGCGGACATGATGGCATATAACAATCTTGGGTGTCGGACGTGTTACATGTACCACCATGAGCTGCAGGTGTGTATCCGGAGAGTTCTTTTGTTTGAACACCCATTTGACCACAATCTTCTACTGCGTCAAGAGCGCGTCCACCGGCCATGCACGGTCCCCACGCAGACCACGTACCACCGACGCAATCAGTAGCCGGGGGTGGTCCGTCATCTTCATCTTCTGCTGGTGATGTTACTAACTCAGCTTCAGACATAGATACAGGGTCCCCATGGGCATTACATGTCTCACTGGAGTTATTCGTGTCAAGAACTGCGACGACTTCATCACCAATTCTTTGTTCACCTGCATTTAATGGGGTGATGTAAAATTTTATATTCTGCCCCGCCAACCACCCCGAAGGTGCGTTATTAAAATTAAAAGCATTATTCTCACCCCCGGCCTGTAAAGGAAATGCCCACTTGGAAACGTGATTATCTTTAGAGGATGATACGACAATTCTGTAATACTCCGCGAGGTCTTTGCATGCTCTGGATTCATCGCTGTCTATCCATTCCCATCGCAAGCCAGCTAGACCACCATTAGCTGAGTAACACGTCGATATAGCCTCTGAAAATAGCCCCGTACACTCTGGTGGGGCATCTTGGGCAGGTGTGATGTTGTTTCCTCCACCTCCACCTCCACCGCCTCCACCACCTCCACCTCCACCGCCACCGCCTGAGCCACTGTCCTTCTCTGGCCACTCGAGACATTTGTCTGTGTCAAAATCTTCTGGGTTAAAAGACCCCCCTGTGCATGTATAACCTGCACTAGCTGATGACAACATTGATAGGAAACCACCAGCCATAAGTGCAACGGCTGCAATTCCGCCTGAGTCACCGCTCATATAGTATAGGTTTAGATATTATAATACGAGAGATGGGTTGGTGATTTAATTTAAAAGTCCTTGTATTCACAAAAAAGATAGTCTCTATAGTCTTGATAAAAGGTGCACTCATAACCAAGAATCATAGATAGTTGGATGATGTTATTTACGCAACTCAAAGTCTCACTCATTCGGCGCGCGGATAGGTCTAAGGTTCGTCTGATAGGATACTCATACATAGTATGAATATATGAAATTGTATACCCCTGAAAATCATATTACTATAAAAACAACTGGTACTCATCACTGGGGGGCATTTTACATTTTTTTTTCTCTCTCCATGGATATTTTTTCAAGATGGACATCCAATATAAAAGTCTTTAAACCAAGTGGCAACATTCGCCACCAAAGGGGTTGGTCGCTTTCATTGTAGTGGTCACGCATGTATGCGGGGACCCTCCACAACTCACGACCGACGGCCAGTGTGATGAGATAGATGTCTTGCGCAGTTCCAGTGACGTATCGGTAGACAAAGGTTTCTGGAAACTTTTTACAAAAAGCCTTCAAGTAAAGAAGCATTACTTAATAATTTTTTTATTCTTTTATATTAAAATGCATCCTAAACTTCCATTCTTGGGTCAGGTCTATGGGAACCTCATCCTCCAATGTGCCATCGCCCTGTCCATGGCAAAGAACCCCACAGTTGAAGAAAGCGTTCGTCGGAACATGCTCCTCTATGTACTGTCATCCATTGGTGTCATCCTCGCGCTCGCGTTTGCAAAGGCATCTCAACCAGTGCGCTTCCTTCTTCTCACGGCGTTCTCCATCCTCTCTGGCGCGCTCATGTCCACAAACAAACCGTCGTCTGAACTCCTTCAGGAAGTATTGAACATCTTCATCGTCATGATTGCCGTGGGGGTCGTCAGTGCCCTCGTCGGGCTCGACCTCCGTTCGATGTACCTCTTCCTGTTCATCGCACTCATCGCGCTCATCGTCATGAGAGCCTTCACTGGTATCAAGATGTCTCAAGTGGGGGCTTTTATTTTTGGATTGTTTGTCATCGCTGACACGAATGCCATCTTACAAAAAAACTACAACGGTGACGTGGTCCAAGCTACTCTCGATTACTTTTTAGATTTCCTGAACCTCCTCTCTTTCGTTGGAGACGATAACAATTAGAACAGTGTGTCTCATACTCTGTGTTCTCTCGGATATTTCCCGTAGTAGCGTCGAAAATCTCCAAACGACGCGCGGGACACCCGTGTAGGATGGTACACTTGTAGTATCGTCGTCGAGTGTTCTTATTTTTATTAACCTTTTCACCAAAGACTTTCCAGTTCGCAGGTGACTTGACCCTCGGCGCCCTCTTCCTAGTGGATGACTTGACGCTCGGTGACCTCTTCACCGTCACGAGCTCCGCAAAACGCGCGGGCACCACCCCAGTCTCCAAGAAGTGAAAATATTCATGCTCCGCGGGTGTAAACATATACCAGTCCATCTCCATCTTTTTTTTCTACCACCATTACAGAGAATGACCTCACTGGGGGACCTTCCGAAAAAAACTCAATATGTTATAGTAGATTCCAATTTCGTGAGAGGTTCCAATAACATATTTAGTGTGGATTTAACACTACAATCAAACACCCATGTAGAAGATATGGGAAAAGTTATAGGGGTTAAAATGGTTGATTTCTATTTGACACAAGTAGGTGAAAACAATGCCAACCTAAGCACTAATGTAGCGAAGTATGTTGATATATTGTGCCCAGATATACCTAAGAAGGCACAACTCCTTGATGAACGCAACGGTCTCATCCTCGCACGCGTCCCCCTAGAGAGACACTTCAGTGGGTCAAATGGGGTCGTCATTAGAGATAAACAATGGAAAGCTTTTCCAAGAACAACTCAACTGTTCAACCCAATCAGCATCAAGAAACTCAACTTTAAAATCTATGAATACCAGGATGACGGCGACTACGTGCTGTTACAACCAGATGCATCATGGCACATGATATTGGAAATTACAACGATTGATGTTAAAGAAAAACCTAAAGACAAGAACGTTCAAATCCTTCAAGCCCTTGACAAGTTGTGTTCAAAGATTGACACACTTAACAAAAACGTCGCAAAGTTGCCAGAGAAACCACCCGATGGTAAAAAGAAAAAGTATCCATTTGCCTATCTCATGATACTCGTCGCCTCCATCTTTGGTGGATGGATGTGGTGGATTAGCAGGTCGTCGTCACCGTAAACCATCACGATTTACATGGACATCATATAATTTCCTCATGAGTTTACATACTTCCACATATTTCCCTTCGGGCATGTCTGTGTCATCTATGTAAGTCATGAGTACTCCTATATCGATTGGGTCCCTCGCCTGCTCAACATCTCCAATGATGGCACGTATTTGTCGTAAGAGATGCGCCTTCCCAACATCATACATACCATACCGCTCGGCAAATCGTTTCACCTGTTCCAACTTTATTCTGTGTCGTGGACCAACAATTCGCAGTTCATGCTCGAGCTCATACCTAAAGGTTGGTGCCCATTCTCTGTTGTTGTTGTAAAGTGCCACTATGTTTTCATATGCATGTCTTGGAGATAATATCACGTAATTCTTGAATCCTGGTTCAATCTGATATCCAAGCTCATTGGTACACTTGTCAACAAGAAACTTGAAAGAGTTCGGACATTTGGAAAAAGAGTCTTGGAGATACCAGTGACGCATAGCTCCTCGGTGCATTTGTATATCAAAAAGAGGCCAGAGGTATTCCAGTACTTGCACGTCATCAGCCAAGACTGCACATGTCATGATTTCACGCGCATAGCCATCCACGTATTGGGGTCTCCATTCAAAGTTTTCAACAAACCAGTGAAGAATGGATACTAACCCACTCTTGATGACACCAGACATTAATACACTTCTGTATGTATACTCATTGAATGGAACCAACTTCATGAAATAATTTGTATACACAAAGTCACACATATTGATGTGACCCCCAGCGAGTGCGCTGTACATCAATCCCTGTGCGTCCCATCGCGTGTATGTTGAACTGTGGTAGTCCGCGACGACGTCGCACCACCCCTCCTTTGCCGCCGCGTTGACCACTTGCCATTTGTCAGCCCTGTTGTTGTCAATCAGTTTCACGGTGTCATACATCCGTCGGTCTCCCGACATGATGGACCCACACAGCGTCTTGGGATGCCACTCGTCTTTCAGTCTATCTATGCATCTTACATGGCGCTTTTTCGCCGCTATGTATGTATTCTTGCACGATGTACAGGTACGAGGCATACTAAAGGGTGTCTTTCCTAGGGGGTCCACGATGACTGGGGGGGTATTTTTATTAAAAAGTTCTCATCCTACACGCCGGCAACTGACCTCCAGCATTTTTATAATCATGGAGGGCATCATACATCTTAGTATAATTTCCATGTTCTCTCCATGTATGACACGTAAATAATTTCACATCCTTCTCATGTCTCCAATACTGATACTTTGGGTCAGACTTTGTGTTGTCCCCCCCTTCTCTATACACTTCAACCAGGTATTTTGACCACCTTCGTCCCATGATTTGTCCAGGAAGCCATGTGTTGTGTACTTTGATAAAAACCATCGTATCAACGTCCATCATGGGTTACTGCAAAAATATGGTGTTAAAGAACCACTGGGGGGGAATTTACGCAGAAGTTGTTTTCTTGGATCGGGTCACCTTCTTCGGAGCCGCGGGGGTGGCGGCCGCAGTCACAGGAGCCGGAGCCGGAGCCGCCGCCGACACACACTTGCACTCACACTTACCGTCAGCACCCGGCTTACCTCGCGGACCTTGCGGACCTTCCGGACCGGCGGGTCCACGCGGACCGGCGCCGCCGCCGAGACCACCTTCTTCGATGACCTGCGTCAACTTTGTGAGAATACCATACAACTTGTCTCGGTCGATGCGCGGGCGTTCCAATTCCTGAGCAATTTCTTGTCTAAGAGCGTCCATGACTTTTGTTTATTATACATAAAGCTAAGATAATCTTTAAACAGTATGATATTCATAGGACCAACCCTCCTGGCTGGTATAGGGCAACATGCATCAAAATATTGTCGCCTGTTTCCTGAAAGCAAATATTACATGACTAACGAGGACATCCCCGAAAGTGAACACGGCCTGTTGTTTACCATTCCATTGCCTCAGGTGTTGGAAAGAATTCCATACATCAAGAGTCGTGTGAAAAATTTAGCCTGTATGACGGTGTGTGAAACCACCGAAGTCCATGAAGACTACGGTCTCCTGTTCAAACACTTTACAAGAGTTGCCGTCCCGAGTGAATTTTGTCAAGAAGTGTTCTCTCGTCAGTTTCCTGATACAGAATTCTATGTGATACACGCACACATACCAGAACCTGAGGTGTACACTTTTTATCACATTGGAAACGTCCTCGAT